TCTGAGCATTGGTCAGCAGAACCCTCTGCACCTCTTGCTCCGCTATCGGATGTTTTTAATAAACCAGTATAAGTACTGGCAATCGTTGAACCTGTTAAAGCTGCCATAATTTTACTCCGTTAAGTTTTAAACTATATCTTCCCATTTCCGGTGTTCGTTTTCCCAGATGTCACTGACAGTCTGCCATAGATCTCTTGCGAGACGTGCAGTCTGCTTAACAATTGATGTGATCCGTAATGCAAGATTAAGCATTTAGCCGACGTAGGCGATTACTGCACCTGTTGCTGTCAATGTGAAACCAGTCCAACGACCAAATATTGTCATCCCCTGGGGAAATGTAACACCATCAATAGCTGCGCCGGCATCAGCGTCTATGGATGTACCGGTCCCGGCATCATCCGGAAAAAGCTGTTCTGTTTCTGCTACCAGGCCACCGCTTCCGGATGCAAATATCGTGTCTTCAATAAATTGGATCGCAACAAATACGCCTTTAGCGCAAGTACAGGCGGTTGTTCCGGTGACTAAGATTGAGCCTTCCTGGCCCAGAGATCTGTTTTGGACCTCAGATACACTAAATTGTGCCATCTTGTTTCTCCTTTATGCCTTACCGAGCGTGACAGCTCTCATGGGCATCTTGGTTTATATTACTTTTTCTTCTCTCAGAGACTTGTCAGTGATCTGATTGAAGTGAAAGACCGGAGCTGATAATAGTTTCTTCACTTTTTCAGTTCCGCACTTGGGACATTTAATTTTTTCGCCTTGTTTCCATGTATGTTCCCACTTATTGCGACATGGACTACAAAGAAAGTCGTTAGTCTTCACTTTTCTTCTTGGCAGACTTCAGCGGAACACCATTTTCATCGCATTCCACATAACCTTTCTTCTTGAACTCTGATACTACTTTCTTTTTAATCCAATCGACTTTACCAAAAATTGATCCATCTGGACGTTTAAAATATCTCATAATATCTCCAGTGTGTCATCCGGGGCCGGAAGCCCGACCCCGGATAGACTGTTTTAATTAACCCGGTTTTATGGGTTAGCGAAGTTGACTACTCCGCATGAAGTGGAACTTGCTCCGTGAGACAGACAAGCGCCAAACAGGGTATGGACAACAATAGAAGTGGACAGGTAATCAATATCCCGTGCCGATTCAACTGTTGGAGCCAACTGCATAGCCAGGTAAACAGATTCTTTCTTAAAGATAGACGCTGTTTCGTCGCCAGTACCGCCGTCATCATCCCAATCAGTACTTACGAAAGTAGGCATCCCATATACAGAGCCAACTGCACCCGATACACTCGGATTCTGACCATCACCGCGACGGCTTGCATCATAAAAGTCCTGCAATGAAAGCGCACTCATGTAAGCTGCTGGTGAGCAGTAGAAGTACGTTTCGCCATCTGCGTAATCGTGGCCGGCATCCAGAAGTTTCTGTAAACCGGAACGGATCAGAGCGGTTGTGAACGTATTGTCAGAAGACAATGTGACATCGTTGCCAGTCGCAGCCTGTACCACAGAAACCGCAATATAGTTCTCGATGAATTTCGCAATCGAATACCCCATAGATTTCGCATATGCATTAAAAAGATCTGCGGATTCTTGTATGCGAACGTGGTCGCCTATCCGTTTAGCTTCATAAGCATGCTGGTCAACAGTGAGATCCACTTTACCGTCAGTGTTAGCACCGTATGTTACAGCACTTCCGCTTGACAGTGTAGCAGCAGTCTCTTCAGTTACTTTCGGAATATGGAGAATATCTCCACCTTCACTCATCAGTGATGAAAAGTCCATCACCTGGTTGCGGATTTGAAATTTGCGAGATGCGTAATCCGCTATTGCGTCCCGCCACAGCTCGGGAATAAAATTCGCCGCTGTTGTCGTTGTTACTTCAGCCATTGTTCAATTTCCTCTTTTAGCTGACTGCCCGCTTCTGATACCCGGAAACAATCTTTTGCCAGTGCTTCTGCCGATCCTTGTCTGAGATATCTTTATACTCATCAGTCAATTCATTGACAGGCACGGCGGGATTGTTAGCCACATTCACGCGAGCAGTAGTATTAATTATTTTACCGTGAACCGCCTGTAACTTATCCAAAGGCAAGTCACCAAATGTTTCACGATCATCTTCATCAAAGTCGCTTAACAGTTTCTGGCGCAGATCAGCTTCCTGTTTCTTTGCCATCTCTACAATCGGCTCCAGCTCGGAGATCTTATTCGCCCGCTCTTCAGCGAGTGTTTTCCATTCTGCTTGCTCTTCCAATTGTTTTTGCCGAGAATCTTCAATCTGTTTCTCCAACTCAGCAATCTTTTCCCTGTCTTTTTGCGACCTGGCCCGGTATTTCTTGCTTTCAGCGATCAGTTCTCCAACATTGGACTGTGCCGGCTGATCCTGGCTGTCAGTTGCCACCTCTTGAGCTTGTTTCGGCTGCTCTTCCGCTGGTGCGCTCTGCACCTGTTTTTCTTCAGACATATACTGTCTCCTTTTCTCGCTACACTCTGTAGACTTTTGTTCGTGTTTTCAGCAGTCGCTGCAAGTTCTTCGCAATCTGACTGGCAAAAATATGTCCGACCGCATTTTCAACATCCGGTCCTAAACTTTTAGTGGAAGCGATGACACGCTTGGTCTTTTTCCCGTGTACCATGCTTTCTGATCTAGCATCATCATTCATTCCACGCTCAATGGCAAGCTGGTCGCTCTGGAATCCGTATTTCCATACAATCTCACCGCCTTGAAATTCTGACACCATTGGAATAAAATATTTTAACAGTTTACCGGTCAGCTTCAGATTCACCGGAAATACCTGTTTACTGATCTGGCCTTCGCTTTTAAATTTATTTGCCTGTTTCGCTTCACCGTATGAGATACTGTATTTCTTGAATGGTTTGCCTTCTGCGTCAATACCTTTATCAATCTGCTTTTTATGCACTTTGACAAGTATTTTACCGTACTGCTTCAAATCAGACGGCGTGAACTGAATCATTTTCTTAAAATCAAACATCTACAGGTAACCATAAGTGACGGCAGTTCACTCCGCCCCGGAGCATAAAACCGTCGCTTTTTATCACTTTTATTTCTTTTCTGGTTAAAGGCTGGGCATTTAAATATTCACGGCATACAGGCCGGTTCTTGTCGTCCCTGGGACCATCGTAGCGGTACTTTGTGCTTGCCGGAAGATCAGAAGCCATCTGAGATATCACAGCTTGCTGATAATTGGATATCTGAGTGACAATCACATTATCCAGCCTTGGGACCGCTGACTTGATATTTGCTCTCATTAGATCTTCCATTTCAAATTTATCTAATCTGTTTAAGATCCCCTGGGCCATTGATGAACGCATTGTAGATGAAACATAACGAGTTAAACTTTCTATGTTGAAACGCTGGATATTTTGCAGAGCCAGGAGTTGTGTCTCCGTCGCAGTCCCAAAAAACGGCAAATCAGCAAGAACAGTCTCCGTTGCAGCCATGTAGGCGTTGATTCCGGTAGAGAGGCCCAGCGCTTCAACAAAGTATTCCGCAAAACCGAGCGCAGCGAGAATAGCCAGTATTTCTTCAGTTGAGAGTCCTTCATCTTCTAATTCCTGTGTATCGCTGATAAACCGATTAGTAGCATCATCCAGGCTGTCTTGATAAGACTTGATAGCATCGTCAATTGCTGCCATTAGTTGCTAAAATATTCAGTAATCGGTTTTGCGGAGTATTCTCCGATTGGAGTTGTTCAAATCTTTTCCTGTCTTCCTTGCTCGCATCCGGATTTTGATAATCAAACCAGTCCTGCTTGCTGGCAAGTCCAGTCTTAAAGCGCCAATCCCAGAGCAGCACTTCACTTTCCGGAGTCAAGGCGTAATTCGGCTCTAAGAAGTCCACACTGTAGTCTTCACCAACATCTGTGCCGGTTTCTACCTGAATAATCTTGCGGTCAACTTCAAAACGCCGGTGTTCCCATGGCCGCCAGGTGTCTTCAGTCATTGCACCTCTCTCGTCCAAATTTTCCATTTCTTCAATGGCTAAGGCAGACGCGCTTGGCGCATTCCCGGAATTATCCCGTGCATATTTTGCTCTTATATGGTTGTTATTTAATGTAGTCTCCACTAAAAAACGTGTCGCCTCTATAATCTCTGTCAAGCTCCCGCCGCTGTTGGTTACACCAAAATTTGCGCCTTCAGGCAAATAAAGTATTTTATCCGTACCTATCGAAATACGGCTTGCGTCATCAATGCCTGAAACAAACTTTATACCCATTGCGCCGTACTTGATGGCGATACTCAGCTCCAGAAGCGCCACATTCACCGCTAAATCAGTCTGAGCCACATCCATTGCGTTGCCAACATCGAAATCACGTATCGGAGGATAGCGGTGAGTGAATGTAACCGGCAAAACACCGTATGGATTGATATCCTGCTCATTTACTGAGACAATTCTTGAATTCTCGTCAATTAAATAGTGTCTTCCCGGCTGACCGTAACGCTCTTCCACCCATACCGCGTGAACCGGAGTGTTTATCTTCGCATTTCCTTGATATTCTATCGGATAACAAACACCAATCGGCTTATCCCGTGCGTCACCGGCCAAAAATAACGGCTCAAAGTGAGATAAGATCTCATATTCAATCTTTTGCGTAGTCTCATTGAACTTTGAACGGAAAGCCATTGTGCCAAGAAGAAAGGTCAAACGCTCCAGTAATCTGCGCTGTGAATTCAAACTGTGAGATGTGATTGATTCCAAATAACTATCTGATACTCGGAGGCGGGGCGGTTTCTTGTACGTCATTGCGCGTAAAGAGCAAACTCGCTTTGTCAAGTTGTTTACTGGTGTCACCGTCTGACGCAGAGTCTCGTTTCCGAAGTACTTAGCTACATAGGTATCAATATTGATTCCTTCATAGAAATCCATTAAATAATCACGCTCACGGGTACGCTCGTCCTCGATATAGCGCAATTTCTTCTTTAAAGCAGT